TGTCCGGCATTGCCGCGCTGCTGAAAAGCTGGCACTGGACGCTTGGCAGCCGCGCCGAGATCGTGGCGCTGAAAAAATGGCTGGCGGCACGCGAAGGGCGGCGCGTGCCGTTCTGGTCGCCAACGCAGGCGGAAGACCTGAAAATCCTTGCGCCCATCGGATCGTCAGCCGTCTCGATCACGGTCGAGAATATCGGATACGCCCGCTATCTGGCGGGCCGCGCAGACCGCCGCCATATCATGATCGAGACGCAGTCCGGGCAGCGCTTTTACCGCGCCATCACCGCTTCCAGCGAGATCGACGACGCTACCGAGCAGATCACCATTGACAGCGCCCTGGGCGTGACGCTGCAACCGGCGGATATCAAGAGCGCGCGCTTTCTGCACCTGACCAGGCTAGAGTCTGATGAAGTCGAAATCGCGTGGCATTCGCTAGCCGTAGCAGAATGCTCGACGATGTTGAGGAGCCTGCCGCAATGACCTACGCCGCCCGCGAGTCCAGCGACCACGACGCGCAGCCGGTCGAGTTGTACCGCTTCACCGAGGCCGCGCGCAAGTGGCTTTACACCAGCGCCGACGCTGCCGTGGTGTACCAGACGGAAACCTACGAACCGCGCCCGCTCAAACGCGGCGCATTCCGCCAGACATCGGAACTCAACAAGGCGACGCTGGAGATCAACGCGCCGCGCGACCTGCCGCTGGTGGCGGATGCCTTCGCCAGCCCGCTGGTGGGCGTCATCGCCCTGACGATCTACCGCCAGCATCGGGGCGACGGAGAAACGGTGACGTGGTGGAAAGGCCGGGTGGCCGGAATCCGCGCATCGGGCGGCGAAACCACCATAACCTGCGAGCCGCTGGCAACTGCCTTGAAGCGGATTGGCCTGCGCCGTCCGGCGCAGCGTCAGTGCCCGCACGCGCTGTACGACGCAGGCTGTACAGTCTCGCAGGCGGCGTTTTCAGCCACCGGCACGCTGGTTTCGCTTACCGGCGCGACGGTGACGGCCGGCGCCTTTGCGACCAAGCCAGACGGCTGGTGGGTGGGCGGAAAGATCATTCTCAACGGTGTGCCGCGCTTCGTGATCGGACACGCTGGGGATACCGTGGCCATCAGCGCACCAGTGCCAGGCCTGCCGCAGAATGCGACTTTCACGGTGTATGCGGGCTGCGACCGCACGCCTGCCACGTGCGACAGCAAATTCGGCAACATCCTCAATTTCGGCGGGGCGCCTTGGTTCCCCATCAAAAACCCGTTCACCGGCGACAGCGCGGCATAGATCATCATGTGGAACCTGTTAATCGTATGGGCGATTACATCGGTCATCAGCTACCTGCTGCAACCGAAGCCGCCCAAGCCGCAGCCTGGAAATGTCGAGATTCCGACCGTTGATGAAGGCCGCAAGATCGGCATTCTGTTCGGCGGGCGCTGGATCAAGTCTCCGCACATTTTCTGGTGGGGGGACGTGCGCACCAAGCCGATCAAGACCAAGGGCGGCAAGTAGTGAAGGTGATGCGTCATCACCTGGACGAAATGGAACCGCGCTACTGCGCGGCCGGCGTGCGGCGCTGGGCCGCCCGCATGGGCTTGGACTGGCAGGCGTTTTTGCGCGATGGCATCGAAATCGAACAGGTCGAGGCCACGGGAGACGCGATGGCGCTCAAGCTGGCAGAACACGTAAGGAAACAGCATGGGGATAGGTAAATCAGTCACCATCGGGTATCGGTACTACGTGGGGATGCACCAGGTCTATGGCCTGAGCCCGACTGCCGCGCCCATGACGGCGCTTAAAAAGATCAAGGTGGGCGAAAAAGAGGCATGGAGCGGCAACGTGACCGCCAACACCCAGCTCAATATCAACCAGCCCAACCTGTTCGGAGGCGACAAGAAGGAAGGCGGCATCGTCGGGCTGGTTGATGTCGAATTCGGCGGCGCAAGCCAAGGCGTCAACAGCTACCTATCCAGCAAGCTCACCGGCCACCCGCTGCCGGCGTTTCGCGGGCTGGCCGCGCTGGTGCTGCGCAGCCCGCAGGTGTCGGCTATGAACCCCTACATAAAGCCGTGGTCTGCGTACTGGGTGCGCACGCCAGGCGGGTTCTATCCGGCCAAGGCCAGCATTGGCGACGGCATGAACCCGGCGCACATCATCTACGAACTGCTCACCAGCAACGCCTTCGGCATCGGCATGGCCTCGGGCGACATCGACACCGCGTCGTTCATCGCCGCCGCCGACACGCTCTACAGCGAGGGCCTCATGCTGGCGTTCTTCTGGGAAGGGGAGCAGGAAACCGAGGAATTCATCCATTACGTGCTCGAGCACATCGACGGCAGTCTGCACTTCAGCCCGCCCACGGGCAAGCTGGTGTTGAAGCTCGCTCGCGGCGGATACAGCATTGGCTCGTTGCCAGTTCTCGACGCGTCAAACGTGCTGCGCGTGGACAGGTTTTCGCAGCCTTTGCCGGGCGAACTGGTGTCCGAGGTGCAAGTCAAGTTCGAGGATCAGGCCACCGGCGAGCCTGGCAGCGTGACCGTGCAGGACATCGCCATCCTCGAAATGCAGGGCGGGGCGAGCGTGCCCGTGGTGCGGGACTATCGCGGCCTCATCAACGCCGATCAGGCGTCGAAAGTCGCCCTGCGCGAACTGCGCCAGCTTGCCACGCCGCTGGCCCGCGCCGAAATCCTCTGCAACCGCGACGCTTGGAATCTGGCCGTGGGCGACGTGTTCCGGCTGCAATGGCCGCCGCTCGGGATTCTCGACATGGTGATGCGCGTGGCCGAAATCGACTACGGCACGCTGACCAATGGGCAAATCACGATCACGGCCATTCAGGACGTTTTCACAGCGGCGGACACCGTGATCGGCACGCCGCCAGCCACCGGCTGGACGAATCCTGTCTCCGCGCCTGCCGCCTGCCCGGTGCGGCTTGTGATGGAAGCCCCCTATTGGGTGGTAGCGCGCGAAGTGCTGAGCGACATGCCGTCGCTGCTGGCAGACGTGGACGCAAGCGCTGGGCTGGTGCTGGCCTCCGGCAGCCGCCCGACCGCTGACGCCTACGATTACCGGCTCTTTTCGCGCGCAGGATCGGCCAGCTATACCGACCGCGCTGGCGGTTCTTTCATGCCCGTCGCCACTCTGGCCGGCGCAGTCGGACGCACCGAGACCGTGTTTTCCATCAGCGGCGGTGTCGATCTGGATTCTGTAGAAGCTGGATCATGGGCGCACATTGATGGCGAACTGGTCAAGGTTATAGCTGTCACCGCCAGCACGCTGACAGTCGCCAGGGGTGTCCTCGATACCGTGCCAGCGCCTCACGCGGCAGGCGTGGCAATCCATTTCGCCGACGACGACAAGGCCATCGATACCACCGAGTGGAGCAACGGCCAGACCGTCAACGTCAAGCTGCTAACCCGCACTGGCCTGGGCACGCTCTTGGAAGCGTCCGCCCCAGCCGACAGCGTGGTGATGGCGAAGCGCTTCATCCGCCCTTACCCGCCCGGCAATGTTCGCATCAATGGCTCAAGCTACCCGGCCAGCGCCGCGGGCGATCTCACCATCGCCTGGGCGCACCGCGATCGCACACTGCAAACCGCCTACATCGTCGAGCAAAACGAGGCCAGCATCGGCCCGGAACCAGGCACCACATACACCGTGCGCATCTACAATTCCCAGACAGGCGGCAGCCTGATCCGCACCTATTTCAGCATAGCAGGCACCAGCCAGACCTACACCGAGGCACAGGCCGCTACTGACAACGGCGGCAGCAAGCCAGCGAATATCCGCATCGAGATCGAGTCCGTGCGCGATGGGCACACAAGCTGGCAGCGGCAGGTGGTGCCGTTCGCGTGGACATAATCAACCCGCACGTCGACTGCACGACCGCGCCTACCGAATGCCAAGTTATCCACAGAAAATTTTGTCGCGTGCAATGTGCGCGCGTCGCATTTAATGTGCGCACGCGTCGCATGCAATTTGTGCACGCCTAGCGGTCTCGCAAAGCTCGGCGATGCGCAACAGGGTGCCGAGCATGCCCTCACGCCCGAGCAGCGCTGCCCTGACGTCGTCCGCAAGCCCGATCTCCGC